CCGCAGCCCGAGCGATTGGATCGGCACTAACGGGCTTTGTTGCTGAGGCGGGAACTGTTGCCGCCACAGATTCAATCCTTCAAGCAATTAACAAGATTGTCGGCAACATTGCTGGCCGGGCGCTTGCTGGGGCAATCGGCTCCAGCGGGCTGACGATGAACACCAATCGCCTAATTGGCCGCAGCACGGCTGGCACAGGTGCGCCCGAAGAGATCAGCACATCCGGCGGCCTGGTGCTCGTCGACGGTTTTCTGGTGCCTGGCGAGATTGTCAAGCTGGTAGTTTCTGATATAGGGCAAACCGGGATAACAACCGGTAACTTCAAAAGTGAAGCTCGAATAGATCGAGCCTTTGCGGTGGTTGGGATAACATGGAATTGCCATCCCACGGCAATGGGCAGCGCAGGCACAAGCGATGCACGGCCTTATATCCGCACAGGTGCTGGCACTACTTCAGTTGGCACTAAGACAAACCTGCTCACCGCTGCCAACAACATTGCTTCCCTGGCAGCTTCGGTTCACACCGTAGATGCAACTTCAAGCATCAGCGGCGGCACCTATTCTGGGTCTGCCGGGGATTGGCTCGGGGTTGATCTGATGTCTCTAGGGACCGGATCATCTGGCCACATGCTCACCTACGTCCTTCGCTACTCCTGATCATGGCTATCGTCACCAACCCCATTACCGGCGTCGAATACGATGACCTCACCGGAAACAGCATCAAGAAATATGTTGCTGTAGAGCCTGGCGGAATTGTTCGCAACCCAAGTGGTGGTCTTTGGCCATACAACGAAGGTGGCGTTCATACGCAACCCTACAACTATTTTGAGCTGGTGCCGTTTGTGTCGGCTCCTTACGACGCCGAACTGTTTGTGGTTGATAGCGAAAACAGCGGTTGGGGATTGCACCCTGCCCGCAATGCTCAAGGCGAGTTTATATCCGTGCCTGATGGCCATCCTAAGGGAGAATACAAATACACCGAAACCATCAAGCGCCGCAGCGCGGCTGAGCTGAAGACGCTGGCCAAAGGTTACGCCGATCGCTACAACGCTCAACTGTGGCCGCAGGAAAATGGTTATACCGAGAAGCTGCAATACGCAAAGGAGCAGGTAGCCGCTAACAACAACCTGGCACAATTTACCAGCTTGATCGCTAGGCATGAGGCGTTATTGGCAGCATCGTTCCACAATGATGCCCGACTAGCGCAGCTTTACAGCGAGATTGAAGCAGCCGGGGAAACCGGCGCTGTTGATTTTGTGGTTGGTCAGATGGCAACTAGAGAATTCCCAGAGGGTTGGGTCAATGGCATCCCCGAATGATGGACTACGCCTCTCACCACCCTGGATCAGCTCTGCAGCCGGAAAGCCGAATCGGGAGGTGCCGCAAGTGATTATTGTGCAGCGGCAAAAGGTGTCAGATGGTGGTGGGACTTTGGGCAACTTTACTGCTCTCAATCAAACAACTAGAGTCTGGGCGGGCATGACCACGCTTGGCGCCGACGTTTACGCCTGTGTATATTTCGGCGACATCTACAAACAAACAGGGGGCACAGGCAACTTTACTGCTCTCAATCAAACAACCAGGCAGTGGACCTCAATGACCACGCTTGGCGGCGACGTATACGCCTGTGTAGCTGGCGGCGACATTTACAAACAAACAGGGGGCGCAGGCAGCTTTACTGCTCTCAATCAAACAACCAGGCCATGGTACGGTATAACTACGCTTGGCGCCGACGTTTACGCCTGTGTGCTAGGCGGCGACATTTACAAGCGAACAGGGGGCACAGGCAGCTTTGTTGCCCTCAATCAAACAACTAGGCAATGGGTTTTTATGACCACGCTTGGCGCCGACGTTTACGCCTGTGCGCTAGGCGCCGACATCTACAAACAAACAGGGGGCACAGGCAACTTTGTTGCCCTCGGTCAAACAGCTAGGCAATGGATTGCAATGACAAAGTTGGGCGCCGACTTTTACGCCTGTGTATATGGCGGCGACATCTACAAACAAACAGGGGGCACAGGCAACTTTACTGCTCTCAATCAAACAACCAGGCAGTGGAGGTCAATGACAGCGACAGACACGGCAATTTACTGTTGCGTTGACAGTGGCGACATTTTTAGGGCTGTCCTGTCATAACACATTCACTTGTCCTGCTGGGCCATCGCTGCCGAGTTTTAGCGGCGGCAGATCAGCCTTGATGCCTAATTGTGCTGCGCGGTGCAATTTGCCAGAGGTTTTCATAACTGCCCTCAATCAGGCTATAATCGCCATGACTCCACCCAGCGCCTAACTATGGACTTATGGGATGCTGTTGCGATGACAGCGCTGCACCTGGCCCTGTTTCTGCCGGCGTGGTGGGTGCTGACCGAGAATCCCACGGTGAGAGGCTGGATGGCAGGGAGGCTGAAGCCGTGAGCGATCAATCAGCCATGCAGCTAGGGGGGCAGAGCGAGGTAGCTGCTGTCCTCGGAATGATTACAACGGCTTGCGGTCGCCTAGCCAGCGTAGAGGACAAGCTGGGAAATGTTCCGTTAATGCAGCGAGATCTTGAGTCTCTAGTAAAGGGGCAAGAGAAAATGGAAACCACTGTTGAAAGAATAGAGCAGGCTCAGCGAGATGCACAAACACAGTTTGAAAGACAATTTCAATTACAGCAACTTCAGATCCAAGCAACTCAGTTAAAGCTAGAAAGTTATGAGGCTACTGCTAAAAAAGTTGCGGATCTAGAAAAGCTATATGGTGAATTGGATAAAAAAGTATTCGCTTACGCTTTACTGGCTGCTGCTGTGGGCGCGGTTGTAAGCACTCTGTTTACCGGCTTGCCCGCTTGGCTTGAACGCAATCCATTGCAGAAGGCCAGCTTTATCGTGTTTTCAGCGCTGGTGAGGGGCAAGGGCTAATGCTCCTGCCAGCCCTGATGCGGTCCCGATCGCTGCGAAGGTTTCTTGCATGGGCGGCATTAATCCCCTGGCTCAGAAAACAGATCAACCGATTTTTTACCAATCTAATCGCCAGATCCACGGCCCCTCGCCCCAGACCATTCAGCCTGTGGTCTCCTGTGGCAGTTGCAACGGGTGGCCCCAGTGGTCCGATTTCAGATTACACATCCTGGCCGGCACTGACGGATCGCCGATTTTCTGCGCGTCATTTGCCTCCTGCCAGCATGAGCAGCATTGCGGCGCTCCCCGATGATGCCCCAAGCGGGCCTGGTGGCTGGGGCCCGGTTACATCCCTGTTCGCCAGGGATGAGGTAATGCAGACGGATCGCTCTTCTGTTCTGTTCATGTTCTTTGCGCAATGGTTTACCGACAGTGTGCTCCGCACCGACCCCGACGACCGCCGCAAAAATACTTCCAACCATGATGTCGATCTTTGCCAGGTATATGGGTTGCATGAGCGCCAAACCCAGTGTCTACGAAGTCATTCTGGAGGGCGCCTAAACTCTCAGATCATTAACGGGGAGGAATATCCCGACTACCTAGGAGAGCGAAACGAGGCAGGCGAATGGCACGTAAAGGCTAAATATAGCTGTTTAGATTCTGAAGGGCGGGTGAACCCCTCACAGGGCCTTTACCCTCATGGCAATACCGAATGGGTAAAGGCAGTCCTAGACAAGAGTTTCCCCCCCGGCACGCTGACGCCAGAGCAGCGTGATGCCAGGCTTGATAAGCTCTATGCAACCGGGATTGAGCGCGGAAACTCATCGGTAGGGTATGTGGCCCTGAGCACCATTTTTTTGCGGGAGCATAACCGCATTTGCCACGAACTGAGCAGCCTTCCCGATCTTGACTGGAAAGACGACGACGAGCGCTTGTTTCAAACGGCGCGCATGATAAATACTTGTCTGCTTCTAAAGCTAACTATTGAAGACTACATCAATCATATAGCAGGTGACTCATTATTTCAGTTTGATCCCAGTTTTGCCGAAGACCAGCCTTGGTACCGCCCCAACTGGATGGCGCTCGAATTTAACCTGCTCTATCGCTGGCATGGCCTTGTTCCGGATTACTTGATTGTGAATGATGCAATCGTAAAGCACTCATTCTATCGTTGGAATAATGATCTGTTGGAAGCGCACGGTTTGGCCAGTATCATCGGCAACGCCTCCAACCAAGCAGCTGGACGTATCAGCCTAGGGAACAACCCTGATTTCCTGATGGGGGCGGAATATCAGACAATTAAGATGGGTAGAGCTTTTAGGCTACAGGGTTACAATGAATACCGCCAAAACTTTGGGCTTGCCAAACTACGGGACTTCACAGAGCTTACCAAAGATAAGAGCTTGCGTCAAAAACTGGAAACCCTCTATGGAGACATTGACAGGCTGGAGCTAGTGGTGGGTCTGTTTGCCGAAGATCCTCAGCCTGGCGCTTTGTTCGGATCGTTAATGCTGATCATGGTGGCCTATGACGCTTTCACACAGATTTACACCAATCCACTTCTCTCAAGGGCAATTTATACAGCCGAAACCCTTACCGCCTATGGGCTAGAGCTAATCGACACAACATCAAGCATCGCCGACCTAGTGCGCCGCAACGTGCCTGGGGGATTATCGCAGAAGGTTGCGCTATCATTCCCCCATCATTAGCGAGGGGGAGAGGATGAACTGGTTTACCGCCCTGCTGATTGTCGGCTACATCGGGGTCTGTGAGGCTCGGGTGCCGAGCCCGTTTCAGGCCTGCGAGAGCCGCTGGAACTGGGCCTTAGGTGTGCTGGTGCCGAGCCCTATCCAGGGGGCCATCCCTGCGGTGAGCAACCTGCTGCGCGGCCGGCGGCGACACGATGAGTCCATCGAGCCACAACAGGACCGCACCCCCAACTCATGACACAGTCCATCAGCTGCCGGATCATGGACGCCTTGGCCGATCTGCTGCAGGGCACGGCCCCCGAGGGAGAGAGCGACATCCCCTGGCTGGTTGGCAACCCAACCAACCGTCGCCCACAGTTGTTTCTGGATGCCTCCCGCGTGGCCGGGCCTGGTGATGGGGTGGTGATCGGGTTGGACCTAGAGGGGGAGGGCCTCGACCAGCCCGGCGATACCTGCCGGGTGGTCTCATCGCTGCCCGTAGTTGTCACCATCTCTACGCCCCGGCAGCTGGGAGACCCCCCTAACTGGGAGCTGCTCGATCCGTTTTACGTGGCAGTCCATGGCAGGGTCATGGGCGGCACTCGAAAGCTCGGTGGGTTGTGCCGAGGGATTCAGTCAAAGGGCCGATCGCACGAATCAAACCTCCAGGCCGCTCTGATGAGATGCGTTTATGATGTCACCTATGCCACTGATCAAACTGACGTGAAGATCAACCGGTTATGAGTCCGAAACCCTCAGTTTTGCCAGCCCAAGCCCCGGCGCCACCCGAGCCGCCATCATGCGGCGGTGAATGGTACCGAGAGCCCCACGAGATCGAATGGCGAGAAATGCCATTGAACACACCCCCAGCGCCCACTCTGCCCTCGACTGATGGACAATCTATTCACGATCAAACCTGAGGCCGTCAGCGGGACCCTCGAAACCCTGGCCGGTTCGGATGTCGTGCGCTGCTACGATTTCCTGCCTACCATCCAGGAATTCTCGGCGGTTGAGCGCAAAACCTTGGGCGTTCGACCGGGCACCCCTCAGCCGTCAGCGATGACTATGAGAATGATGCGGTTTGCGGTGCCCATGGAATGGGCCGGCAGCGGCACTCCTGGCACAGCGTCGGGCAATGACAAAATCGCCCTGGCTGCCGGGATGGGCAAGGCGGTGGTCGGCGCCACCAGCATCACCCGCACCCCAGCGTGGCCCGCACCTGCTACTACCTACTCGGTTGGGTTCCATTGCGAAGGCGTGCGCTACGCGGGGGCCGGGGCCCGCTGCAACAAGTTGACCATCGAGGCCGAGGCCAATGGTCCGCTTCGGGCAACTGCTGAATTTATGTCGCTCTATCGGGACTCGGTGACGGCCGCAAACCCAGCACCTGTGACCTATCCGCCGCAGGTGGATGCAACCATTTTTGACAGCGCCGCCACAACCCCAGGCAGCGCCACCCTGGGGCCTGTTGGAGGCACGGCGGTGCCGCTGTGTTTCACAAGTTTTTCTTGGGTAAAAGAAAACACGATGGAACTAATCGACGACTTTGGCTGTGTTCCATATATTAACTTTACTAAATACGCGATTAACGGATCATGCAGGGTTGCAAGGCCTGCAATCTCTACGCTGGACATTCCAGCACTGCGCAAGAATTCTACCTTGTGCGCGTTGACCCTGCCGATTGGCACCACCGCTGGCAATATTATGACATTTAACCAGCCCAGGATACAACTAACTAGCGTAGAGTTAGTTGACGTTAAGGGACTTCCTTATTATGATATTCAATGGGTGGCCCGGTTTGGTGACCTTGCCAACCAAGAAGGGTCTATTGTCGAGACTTGATCGCCTAAACTACCAACCCTAACCCTTTGCGTTTTTCTTTCCATGGCATTTGATTTTTTCAAAGTAGGCGACACATTCAAGGCGGAAGTAAAACATAATGTTATCCTGGAAGATGGAACACGAAAAGATATAACCTTTACCGCGTTTTTTGAGAGGATGGAACAGACCGAAATTCAAGAGCTAAACGAAGCAATCAGGCACTACCGGGCCGTGCTGCTGGCAATTGAAGACGGCAGGGAGCCCCCTAGCGCGGCCAAGGGCGTGCAATCGGTTGACTATGTCCATATTGCTAATCGCGTGCTGCAAGGATGGGGCGATGACATGCTTTATAATGAAGAGCCATGGAAGTTTGACGAAGATTCAAAGAGAAAAGTAATTCAATTCCCAGGGATGGCCCAGGCAATTACTGATACATGGACAGAATCAACCGCACCTGAAACCGGAAAAAAGCCAACCTCAGGGAGATCGCGGGGGAATGGCATCGGCAAATGACCCAGGCGCCGGCCAAAACATGGGAGCAGGAAGAGATTGCACAGCGGCGCTCTGCTGAAGGGCTGGGCATCGTCTACGTGCCCCAGATTCGCAAGGATCGGCCCGAACCTGCTGAGCCGATTTGCCGGATATGGCCCGAGAACATGGACGCCTTCTTGCTCTGGTGCAAGGTGGCCCCCACCCAATGGCACTGGGCCACGGGTTACACCCCAGAGGGATATCCGCAATTGATGCGGACAGGCCTAATTCATGAAGCCGCAGTCCAGCGGGCCCTACTGACCTGGGGTCGGCGGCGCGTTGAAGCGATCATGGATGATCTCGCAGTGATCGAGCACGAGTTTCTAAAACTAGAGAGGGGCTTCTGATGGCCGTCAACTTTGCTGCGATTCTCAAGATCGCCGCCCAGGTTGTCGGCACCGAGCAAGTCGCCAAGCTCGGCTCAACCTTCAAGCAGGTAGAAGGTGCCACGCAGTCGCTCACCAGCAAACTAGGCCCGTTGAGCGGTGCCCTGGGGGCCCTTGCCCCGATTGCAACGATTGGCGGACTGGGGGCCCTGGTGGGCAGGACGATTGAACTAGGCGACTCGATGAACGACATGAGCCAGCGCACCGGCGTCAGCGTTGAGTCATTGGCCAGGTTCAGGAAGGCGGCGGCAACATCAGGAACTGACATTGATGCAGTCGCCAAATCGCTTGTCAAGCTCAGCAAGGGCCTCTACGAAACCGCACAAACCGGCAAGGGTCCGGCATCTGAAGCACTGCAGACCCTCGGCATCAGCGCAACAGATGCAGCCGGTAAATTAAAAACAGCCGATCAAGTTACGTTAGAGATCGCCAATAAATTTAAGACTATGCCAGACGGTATAGAGAAAACAGCTTTAGCGATGCAGCTGTTTGGCAAATCAGGCGCGGATATGATCCCAATGCTGAACGAAGGCGGCAAAGCTATCGAATCATTAAGCGTAAAGATGACGGCAGCATTCGCTAAAAAGGCGGATGAGTATAACGATAAGTTGGCGATGCTTGGCGGGAAGGTCGGCGGTCTTGCTGCTGGACTGACCGTGGCTTTGCTGCCTGCGCTGGATGCAACAGCCACGGCGCTGACTGCGGTGATTGATGCCTTCACAATGCTGCCAGGCCCGATACAGGCAGCGGTTGGGGGCGTGGCACTGTTGGCCGTGGGCTTTACCCTGCTGGCTCCCATCATCACCAGCGTGGTAACGGTGCTGGGTGCCTTTGCCGGCCTGGGCATTGGCGCCACTCTGGCGGGCATAGCCGGCGCGATCGTGCCAGTAGCCACCGGTCTGGCTGCCCTGGTTGCCGGGTTCGTGACTGCCCCGGTGCTGATAGGCGCCGCAGTCGTGGCCACGGCGGTGGTGATTTTCAATTTCCGCGACCAGATCGCCGATGCTTTCCGGGGCCTGTTCGATCTGATCGCCAACCCCACCACCGGGTTCGTCGCAATGATCGGCGGTGGCTGGAACCTGATGATGGACGGCCTCGCCAGCTACGTCGGCAACATCCTCCCCAATATCAGCGAGAACTTTGCAGCATTTTTTGACACCATCATCGGCCCAGAGAATGGCCTGATTGCCCGCCTGGGGCAGGCCTGGAATGCTGGCATGGACGCCATGCGGGACTATGCCGTGGGCCTGGTGCGGCCCATTGCCGATGCCTGGGCAGGGATTGTCGGCACGGTGCGGGGGGTGATCAATTCGGCCCTCAGCCTGGCAGGGCGGGCGGTCAATGCCTTCATTGAGCAGATCAACCGCCTGATCGCCGCGGCCAATTCAGTGAGCGCCGCCGTGCGGGGCCCGCAGCTGGGGATGATCCAACCGGTGCAGGTGCCCCAGTTTGCAGTAGGCGGCCGGGTGGATCGGCCAACGTTGATCATGGCCGGCGAGGCTGGCACCGAGTACATCGTGCCTCAGAAGAAGGTGCCGCAGTTCATCGCTGCGCAGATGGGGGACCAGGGCCTCGGCATTCGCCAGGGTGCCGCTGCTGGCGGGGGCTTCAGAGGCGGCGGCACTTTCGCCCCAACGATCCAGGTTCAAACCGGCCCAGTCCAGCAGCAGCCCGACGGCTCCCAGTGGATCCGGCGCGAGGATGCCGAGGCCATGGTGAGCGATGGCGTTGGCCAGCTCTGGGATCACCTCCAGAGCTATGACGGGCGCAAGGCCCTGGGGATGGCCTGATGGCTGCGACGGGCCCCTACTTCTGGACCCAGACCATCAAATGGATGGACCCCGGCGGCACTGCCCGGGCCCGCTGGCACCGGCTCGACCTGGCAAACAATTTTCCGTTCAGCAGCTGGGATGCTGGCGACGGCGACGGGCCCCAGGCTTGGCGGTATCAGGAGTTCAATTGCCCTGGGTTTGATTCGGGTGTGGCGGCAGCATCGGTCACAATCACCTGCGCCCATTCCCCCGCCACCCTGGCCCTGGTGTTGCAGGCAGTGGCGGGGCAGTGGTTGATTCAGGTGACGCAATATCGAATTGTCCTGGGTGGCCTGATCCGGGACGACTCAGCATTGCTCGCCATCAGTGGCGGTGGTGGCACGCTGACCGGGATCTCATTTTCTGCCAGCAGCACCCTGCCGCCAGTGGTTGCCACAATTCCACCTAGAATTGCGACTACCGAATTGATCGGGACACCCTGCGTGCTGTCGTTCTAATGGTTGCGCCGATAATGCGGTCGGGAAATAGCGGGGGCGGCAACTCACGTTCGTCAAGTTCTTTTGCTGGTGACGTATATCAGTCTGCTATTAACAGTGTAGGCGCCAAGGCGCGGCCTTCTCGCTATGCAACGAGCACCAACGCGGCGGCCCTGGGCGGGAGCATGGCCATTGGCAGCGGTAATGGAATATCAGGGGGGCTGGATCTGGGTAAAGATCAGGAAGCGATGCTGCTGTTTGAGCGAATTCCAATTGTATGGACCCGTCGAGTAGGCAATACGGGCGGGGTTTTGATTGCACCCAAGGCCACTGCTTGCAGATTTGAAACCCCAACAGAGCTACGCGAAGAACCTTATAGCGTTACATCAGGTGGGCAAATTCAGTACAGAACCGTCAGTCTTGACCTTCCCAATACTGTAAAGGTTTTTTATCATCTTGTCTTAAGCGAGGGTAGCATAGGGGGCGTTCAAGTACGCGATATCTTTCAAGGCCGTTGCAGGGTTGGCCAGTTCAGTCAATCACGAAACAAGCGAGCAGGAAGATGGGCCCCTGGCAATTTTCTTAAAGATGTATATAGAAACGTTTTGTATTTTAGAACTACCACTTTTGTTGATGGAAAAAATCAGTCTGAGGCTTTATTAAACAATAATTATTTGGTCGCAAAGGCTGTTCCAGCGCCCACAATATGCGGCACGGCCGGCACCTACGAAGGCATGTCCACGCTTTCGTTTTCGGTTGTTTATATCAATGGCGACGACCCTTATGGTGTCGCAAATGAAGATCAAGGATACTGGAAGCGGTCGGTACATGCTTTTATCCGCAACGGCGTTCAGTCCACCCGGCTGACTGATGGCGTTTACGGCAGCAGCAACAATCTAGCCGAGCTTTATTACTGGCTGCTGACTCACACGGGCAAGGTTTCAGAGATACAAATTGATCGCGAGTCATTTGTTAAGACTGCCAATTTTATGGCGGTGAATGGCTTGCTTTGGGATGGCATCTTGACCGAACCAACCAGCACCAGTGATTGGCTAAACAAAGTCGGGCCTTATTTTCTGGTGCGGGAAACCAGTGTAGGCGGACGATACGGGCTAACGCCATTGCTGCCCGTCACTCCTAGCGGTTCGATTGATGTTGGCTCGCAAGAGCCTAAATGGATATTTGACAACGAAGCTGTAGTAAATGGCAGCTATTCATATCAACTTTCAGATCCTCAGGCCAGGCGGCCATTCATCGCTGAAGTGGCGTGGCGGCAACAAGGGGATGATGGGCTGTCAGGAATCACCAGAACTAGCACGGTCAAATATGACGACACCCCGGACTTGGCACCAATCGAAACACATGATCTAAGCCAGTTTGCAACCTCAGAAATTCATATTGCGCGGGCGATACGTTTCAATCAAGCAAAGCGCCGCCATGTCACTCATTCAGCGCAGGTAACAATCAAGCCCGGTTACTGGACTTCTGAGCTGGGCGAGGGAGGCCTGGTCGCCATACAGCTTGACCGAGAAGACCTGGAGACAGGAACCAGCGACCCAATGATCCAATGGTATTTGGTCACCAACCTCAACAAGGGCCGCGATGGAAACTTGACCCTCTCCCTGGAGCAATTCCCGGTTGACGCGCAGAGCCGATCCCTGGTGGCGCTAGACGTGGCGGCAGTGACGGTAGCGGGTGACATGTTCATCACCGGCAACAGCGGCCCCTCGTGCGACGCAGACCCCAGCAGGGCCACCGATACCTCGATCCCTGACGAGGATGCAGATAGCCGGACCGCCGAGGAGGTCTATTTCTACAACAAAAATGGGCGGTTTCCTACCAGCGGAGAGTATGCGGGTGGTGGAGGCGGTGGCAACTTTGTGGCTGGGGGTGGTGCTCCAGCTGCCCCCCCTGGCGGCGCTGGTGGTGGCAGCGGTGGCGGCAGCGGTGGTGCCCCCGCCCCGCTGCCACCCACTGGCCCGGTTGAGCCCCCTGGCGTCCCGGCCCAGCCTGGCACCCCTGACGGCCCGGCGGATCCACCGTTGCCGCCACAACCGCCGGCTAACTTTACAAAATATATCCTGCTTATGAGCTTTGCGAGAATATCTAGCCCTGGTGGCCTTATTAGGCAAATCGACATCTCCGTTACCCCTGGGCAAAGAGCGGTTAAGATATTTGAAGACGCAAACTTTACCCGCGTCCAAATATATAACGCAGACGGGACGCCTACGACTATCGTCAATGAATACCAACACCTGGCAGATGGCACTATTTCGGGGTCCTGGGACTGGAAATTTGAATTTTCCAGCTTGACCGGGGTGTAATCCGATGGCGACTTTTCCTGCCCTCATCCCTGCCGATGTCATCATCACCCCCGGCGCGATCCCTGCCACGGAGGTTGAGGGCTATGACGGCAGCAGCGTCACCACCGCGGCCGACACCATGGCCACCGGCGACGCGCTGACCCTGCCGCTCAAGAGCCTCACCGAAGCCCAGGCCAACTCAGTGCGCAACCACGCACGCGATCAGCAGGGCCGCCCGTTTGCCTTCGATGCCGTCACCCTGGCCCCGGCACTGTCGCGGCCTGGCTACGCCTGGGTCTATGCAGGCGATCCCCAGCAGGAGGACGTTCAATCAGTTGCGGGCGCCGAGCTGTATTTTCTGACCTGCACGTTCCGGGCGGTGCGGGTGCGGGTGGCCCTGGTCCCGACCGCTACATCTCGCATCGTGTTGCGAACCACGGCCGCCAGGGCGCTGCCAGCTGGTCCTCCCGCTGCCACCTCGATTATCCGCCTGACCACCACGGCGGCCGGTGTGCCGACCACGCCCCCCGCTGCCAGATCGCTGATCTTGCTGCGCACCACAGCGGCAAGCACGCTCGATACAACTGTCTACGATCCATTTTTTGAATCAAACCTATTGCTATGCGGCTTTAATGGAGCAAACGGCTCCACCACATTTGATGATGAAGGCCCGCTAAACCTGACGCTGACCGCAGTTGGCAACGCGCAGATATCAACCGAGCAATCAGTGTTTGGCGGCAGTTCGCTGAAACTTGATCAGCCCAACACCGATAGCCCCGCCAGTGCGGTGCAATTGCCGACAGATTCTAGGCTAGTAATAACAGGCGAATTTACACTTGACGCTCGCGTTAGATTGCGTAACGCAAAAAACAACACGATTTTAGGCAAGTCAACTGGAACTCAGATTGGCATAGACTCAAGCGAGAATAATATCTACATGATTCATTCAGGCGGCCAGGCTTTCCAGGCGTACTTTCCAGCACTTAATACATGGTTGGCCCTGAGATGCACCAGAAAACTAAACACTGGTGGTACTGGGTGGGTGTATTACTATTTTGTGAATGGTGATTTAGTGATGGCCCGAGACTCAGAAACCCTAGGAAGTTTAGATTTCTCAGGCAGCAGGATTGGCTGGATTACGTTTAAAGGTGCTCACGCATATATCGACGAGATAAGACTAAGCGCAATTTGTAGGGGAACCACGGCCTACACCGTAGATACTGCCCCATTCCTCCGGCAGTAGTGCCTCCTAGTCAGCAGCCCGGAGCGATACTCCAGACACCAACCACAGCCCCCCAGGCTGCAAGCTCCAGCTGGGTGCCGAGGCGTAACGCCAGAGGGTAACGGGCGGGGGTGATGCACGGCCAACCCACACGGCTGCCGGTAACTCCCAGGCAGACAGCAGCCCAACCGTTCGCCAGTGCTCGACGTGGTCCTCGAACTGCGCAGGGGTCAGCAGCGGCAGCGGCAGGGCCACGGTTTGGCCACGGACGACAACGCCCGTTCCGAACCGCCTGTCGATTTCATCGGCGATATTAAATCCCCCCAGGGTGTGGGGCCTGCCGATTGGGAGCAGGGATGCAGGAAAATCCATTAGGAGGGATACGAAGGCATGATCTCAATCGTATTGATTCCCATTGGGAATGCAGCGCCACCTGATGAATATGGCGCCCCCCAATTCATAATTGTAATCACTCGATCAGCAGATGCGGCACCGCCCAACCTTACGTAGAATGCAACATATTGCCCCGTGATTGTTGTGCCCGTAAATATTGGCCCGTCAAATTCGACTATGGTTTTGTTTGCTGCATCGACTCTGGTCACAGTAACGTTGCACTCTATCCCGCCCGCTGTGTAGCCGGTGCCCGTTACCTCGAATGCAGTCAAGCTGGACCTGTCGCTATGGGTTACGCTAGGGGTGTAGCTAGCATTCAGCACCATTGCATAAACGGTGGCTGTGTTGAGGTCTAGCTGTTCATTGATCAGCGCCGTTATCGTTGCGTCCGGGATTGTGTGCGCCGCTGCCCCGGTTTTTGCGGTTTCAATCTTCATGGATTCAATTCTAAAAATTCCGCCTGTACTGTTTTGCGATACTTCCAGATTGTTGTAACCTAAGATTATCCATTCAGATGAAATAGAGCTAGCTGGCCGGTAGTAAATCAGCATCCCTTGCACAGCCGTTAGATTCGCCTCCCATTGCGTGGCGGCGATGGTCAGGGTGTTGACGCTGGCTGCTGTCACATTGCTCAGCGTGACCGGTTGCCCCCCTGCTGAATAGCCCGATACGGGGCTGATCTCCATTCCTGCAGGCAGGCTGGCGATGGTGTCATGGGTTTTTACATCGAACACAAAAGCTGGCTTCATCAGCTGGCCGTACCAGACGCCAGTGAGAGGCGCTGCGCTGGTGGCTATGGCATGCACTGCCGCATTGCCGAGCTTGAATGTTGGCACGCAAAACAGGCCTAGGATCTTGACAGCAGCTTAATCCCGCTGGTCATGTCCTAACCCTCCCGCCAGCCTGACCCGTCCTGCACCATGCCGGCCCAGCCAGGCTGCCCCGCGGCGGCGTCCTCGTCCAGCCCCTCGATCGGTTCCAACTGGGCCCACCGTGCCAACGGGTTGTGCGATTGCTCGGCGCGGCGCTGCTCGATCAGGGCACGGATCTGGGCGGGTGATCGATCCTGGTGCCAAACCCCATCAATGAGAACCTCTAGGCAGTAGCCGCCATCTCTCGCGTCTGTTCCTACCCTCGTTTGAAAATCCTGATTTGCCATGGGCTCGACCTCGAATAGTTGGATGGTGCCGACACTCAGCCTAGAAACGCAGCTGAGCCGGGCTTTGGATCGGCGGACCGCTGCCCACCTATGCCGTGACGATTTGAGCATTCTGGTTGACGGGCTGATTGTGCAGGCCTATGACCAGAAGGTCTTGATTGATTCCCTGTTGGGCCGCGTGCGGCAACTGGAGGTGGAGCTCGTCCTGGCCCGTGATGCTCGCCCTCTGCAGCCTCCGAGCGATGAACACCAGCGGTGGGCCAGGGAGGTGCTGCAGGGGTTGGGGTGATCATGCCCGCCCCCCAAAGCGGCAAACCATGGCGCGGCAACAGTCCGCAGTCACAGCAGCTACGGGACGGCCAGCAGCGATGCGTACCCAGCCCCGTTGCACGGCCAACTCCAGGAACCCATCAGCAACGCGACCCAAAAACGCCACCCCCTCCCCCTCAAGGTGGTCGGCTAATTGGCCACCACGGCGCCGGCAGGACTCGACCAGGGACACATCCAGCCAGAGGGTCAGATCGGCACTCAGACCGCCCGTGGCGATGTCTGACAGTGTGTCAATCAGCCCCAAGCCCAAGCCCCTGCCATAGCCCTGATACGCGAATGTCGATCCGGTGAAGCGATCACATAGCACCCAATCCCCCCGTTCCAGCGCCGGCCGGAGGACGGTTTCCACATGCTGGGCCCGGTCGGCTGCATAGAGCAGCAGCTCTGCCCGGGGTACAGGAGCAGCTTCCCCAGGAGGGTGCAGTAGCAGCTCCCGCAACGCTTGGCCCAGGGCGGTTCCCCCAGGCTCTCGGCTCACGATTACGCGAGCACCAAGGGGCAGTAGGCCGCTGCTAGGCAGCCATTCCCGCAGGGCCTCCAGTTGGGTGGTCTTGCCGCAGCCGTCGATGCCTTCCAGGACGATGAACCGGCCACGGGGTGGGGTTGGGGTGCTCATACCCTGGCCCCCACCACCCGCTCGGGCTGCCCCTGATATTTTCCCGCTCGATCGGCGTAAGTCGTCTCGCAGGGATCCCCTTCAAAAAAGAGCAGCTGGCAGATGCCCTCCTCCGCGTAGATGCGGCAGTCGGCACCAGATGAGTTGCTGAACTCCAAGGTGAGGTGACCCTCCCAGGCGGCCTCTGCTGGTGTCATGTTGGCAATGATCCCCAGCCTGGCGTAAGTGCTTTTGCCTAGGCAGATTACGGTGATATTGGGCGGCACCCGCAGTTTTTCAAGCGCCACCCCCAGGCCATAGGTGTGGGCCGGCAGGATGAAATAGCGGCCGTCTTCGTCCTGCTGCAGGGGGGCCGGCTCCAGGTTGCGGGGGTTGGGCCGCTTGGGGTTCATCAGGGTGGCAGGGGAATGGCGGAAGGTCAGGAACTCGGCGGCGGAGAGACGGATGTCGTAGCCGTAGCTGCTGGTGCCGAAGCTCAGCACCGGGCGCTTGTTGTCCCACGGCTCGCGCAGCGAACCATCCATGGCGTCAACCTCCCTCACCAGCTTCGCCTGAAAGGGCTCGATCATGCCGGCGGCGGCCTGGGCTCTGATCCATTTGTCGTTTTTCAGCATTGGAATTCAAGGGTGAGGGTAAATGGGGTGGAGTGTGGGTGTCATGGTTGGAATTCAGAAATAAGGGTGGATAGGGATGAACCGCTGTTCATGGGTCCGGCTCGTCGGCGATGCGTGCTTGAGCGTTATTCCAACGACATACTGCGCGATGCCCCGTTTTGCAATACTTAGTTGAGTGATTACAGTTAAAACATATAATTTTCCAAGTATCACGAAAATCCCAGTCTTCCTGAAGCCTGCCTGGAATGTTGCACTTTGCGCAATTAGCTATTGCTGGAGTGCGTATTTTCTGCTTCACACCTCCACCTCCCCAGCCTGGGCAGGGGGATTGCATTGCAAGGAAGCCAGTGGGTGGCATTTTCTGCCCATTCCAGAGGCTCAAAGCTCCACCAAGGCACCCCCTCTAGCTCGGGATTGAAGCACCAGCACTTCCCGATGGTTGCGCCCTCATTGAACAGGCAATCTTTAGCCTCCGGACGCCGCTCGCTCACTGCCACCGGCACCCCTCGCAATGTGGCCAGCTCGGCGGCTTGCTGATCGAACAATGCAGCAAAGCGGTCAAGATGCACGCCGGTAGAAGTAGCCCATCGGCCCGCAATTTTTAGTAAAGCCACCAACTCCCCCACCTCCCCAGCCTGGGGCGCTGGAATGGCGCGGATCGCTTCAATGGCCGCATCGGCAATCTCGGCCACGCGGTCGTCGTCTTTGGCCACCGGCACAAAATCATCTGGGCCCATGGTCCCGCAGCTCCAGGCGCTCCATACGCGCAGGCAGTCATAGGCTCCGCTGCCCAGTGCCTCGGCTACGGCCTGGTAGACCGCCTCGCGGCGTTGGTCGTCAAGCTCGGCCACCGGCACAGACACCTCCCCAGCCTGGGCCTCCACCCCAACGCCAAACACCGCTCTGGTCTGCGAATCCCAGGGCCCCACCGCCGCTCGTCTGAGCACGCCCACGACCGTATCAATGGCGCCATGCCAGGCCACCCCCTCTGCCCCGGTGTGGCCGCCTGAGTAATCGTGGCAGCCCTGGGCTAGGCGAATGGCGTCTTGGAATGTGGGGCGGGCCACCTCCCCAGCCTGGGGCGCTGGCGGGGTGGCGGGGCGGGCGGGCAGGCCGTAGTTGACCAGCATTGCGGCGGCCCGCTGCAGGAGAGCGTGGGCCGATGATCCTGGCGAATGAAGGCCACATTCCTTGATTAGCAGGGCGCTTAGGTTTGCCGCCATCAGCTGATCAGTGGCCAAATCTTCCGGCGCTTGCGAGGTGGGTCCGACGCAGGAGCAGGCCCCTGGCGTCGGGCAGCCACGTGGCTCGATCGCTACCGGCTGGCCTGGTGGATTGTCCCTTAGCCAGGCCTCAGCGCGGCTGCTGATTGCTGCGATCTCGCCCACGGTGTGGGCGCCAATGTGGCTGGCCATTGCGGCCACCTTTTCCAGCAGCGGGCGGACGGCGAGGGCTTCGGCGGGTGTCTCTGGCGCTGGAGGTGTGGGGCAACCCGCTGCAGGGGGCTCCGCCGCCAGGTCGTAAAGATCCTTTTCGCTTGGCCTTTCCACTTGTGGCTTAGCCTTCAGGACGGCGCGGGCATAATCAACAAGATCAGGCGCTATGCTTTGCAGCAGATCAATTGGCTTCAAATTGTGGTGGGGTGCCGCAATCTGGACCATTGCCAAGAGGTTTTGCTCTAGGCGCTTAGGCAATAATTCCCATAACTGAATGTCTGTTAACGCCCCGGTTGCGGAAGTTTCTGGTGAGGGTTGGGACAATGCACGGTCGGCGGGCGTGGTCATGGTTCTGGGTTGATGAGTAATTCGGATTCGACCGGGCATCATCGGACTTCCTCGCGCAGTAGATCGGCAAAGTAGTTGGCGCTTGTGAAGCGTTGATCGCGGGCATTAGCGGAGAGGGCTTGCATAATCAACAGCCAAGGGTAAAGAATTAAAGGGTAAAAGGGTAAAGAATTAGTCCTGGGGGAGGCAACAGACGCGGAAACCGACGTCGTCGACGCGGACGTCCGGGGGGCCGTTGCTGCGGTAAGCCGAGCGGCAGCCCCTGGGGGAGCTGCCCCACGACCCGCCGCGCAGCAGCTTTCTCAGGCTGCGGTCCTCCACCCAGGCCCCACCGTCGGTCGGTGCCCCGTGGTAATTGTGGTGCCATTCATCCAGGCACCATTCCCAGACGTTGCCGTGCATGTCATGCAGGCCCCAGTTGTTAGCTGGAAAACTTGCTACATCAGTGGTTTGCTCAGTGCTGTAATTGGCCCGCTCCGGCGTCAGCTTGTCTCCAAAATGAAACTGCGTGGTAGTGCCAGCGCGGCAGGCGTACTCCCACTGGGCTTCGCTCGGCAGGCCGTAACACTGGCCCGTGCGCTGGCTCAGCCGGCGGCAGAACTCCAGCGCATCAAACCAGCTCACCATCTCCACCGGACGGTTTGCTCCCTTGAAGTAAGAAGGATCGGGGTCCAGGTCGCGCTCCAGCTTCTGCCAACCCGCCACCTCCCGCCATTGGGCTTGGGTGATCGGTGTCTGGGCCATAAAGAAAGAGCCCAGGGTCACCTCGTGCTGGGGGCCTTCGTCGCCGTCCCGGCCTGGTTCATCGGCCGGGGAGCCCATCAGGAAGCGGCCGGCGGGGATGAGGACCATTGGGATCAGGCTGTCATCTACCGGGGCGGCTGGTACTGGTAGATCGTTGGCCCCACGCTCCAGGGCCTCCAGCCGGCGGCAGAGCGCGGCGATAGTCCTGTTGTAGCTGTCCAGGAACTTTGTATCATCTCGATCGCGGGCATCGGCGCGGGCGATCAGGTGCAGTAGCGCCTGGGCGTCACGCTGGCCGGCATCGGCGGCATGGTTGAGCCAGGCCAAGGTTTGGGGGGGAAGGGGAAGGGTGCTCATGGTTGGTCCTCAGTGGTGGGTTGGTAATTGACCATGTGATCGGGCAGGGGTGGTAGGGAGCCGGTCATGGTTTGATCAAAGAAAACAACATTTGATACTGTTCGATTGTTTGGCCAGGCTTTACCAATCGGCGAAACCAAGCGTCCATTTTTTCTTGGCTGTCAAAGCCTTCGATCACATATAGGTCTGTAATCGCATGGCGTAAATTGTCGCCTGCCAAATGATAGCTAATTACGCCTGCCGCGTCACTGGCTATTGTTATCGGATCTGCACTGCAAGCAATTACAGCCGGGCCGTTTACATGTTTGCTTCGGTAGGGTAAACCTTCCCAACGAAACAACTGGATCGGGACACCCAATGGCCATGGGTTTGGCCGGATGGTGCTGACTTTGATGCCGTCCAGTACCTTTTGATGGAACTGCTCAGCCAGGGGGCGTTTGATCATGGCAGCCCCCCCGCCAGGTGCCTGACAGCCCAGGCCCGAACCCTTACCCATCGCTGGGGGCGGGCGGCTGCCATGTTGCTATCCGACCAACCCTCATTAGCCTCAACAACAGCCCAGGCCAGTGCCGGGGCAACGTCGAACGGCTCCGCAAAATGCGGGGGATCGAGGTCTTCCTCCATCGGGTGGAACCAGAGCGGCACAGCTGCCGCCCCTCGGTAGCGACGAACCGCCCCGAACGCACAGCAACAGCCGGTCACTTCATCCTCCAGGGCCCCGGCGGATAACTCGGGGCTGGGCAAATCGTCGAGCCCCGCCACCAGATCGCGCAACAGCCGCTGACCGCGTTGGCCACGGATGGCAGATCGCAGGGCCCCGGCCTGCTGGCCCTGCATCCAGGGTTCGGCGTCGCCATAGTCATCTTGGTAGAGGCGGCTCACGGCTGCACCCCTAGCGCCCGCAGAATCGCCGCGCGCTCGTCTGCGCGGCCACGGTTGTAGATAGCGCGGCGTGCGTCATTAGGCCAGAAACTGCCATCCCACACCTTCAACAGCTCCTCATCTGTCGCCACCGGATCGGCGCCGGGCGGTGGGAGCTGGGGGGATTGAGTCTGGCGCTGGCGGGCCCAAGCGATGGCCAGCAGGGCGACCCCGTGCGAGACGGGCGGGCCGCCATATAGCCACTCGTGAGACGCGATTGATTTCCATCGCTCCATCTGCTCGTCGCTCGGCAGGTCAGCCAGGTCATCGAGCAAGCGGGGTGGGACTGGGCCAGGGTCGCGGTCGCCATAAATCAGCCGCCCGCCAGTGGGTTGAGGTTTGGTGGGGGGACCGGGCGGGTCGGGCTCAAAAGGTAAGCGCTTGTTACATGGGGATGGCCCCGCTAGCGAATCCCGCAGCCAATTCAGGAGTCCCATCAGAAAGGCGCCTCCTCTTCCGATTGGCCGCCGTAGCCAGAGGCCGAATACCCACCACCACCGGCTCCACCCTCGGCGTCTCGCTTGCTGCCCAGCAGCTTCAGCCAATCCACATTGATGACCGGCTTGGTGCGCTCCTCGCCGCTGCTGCGGTCGGTCCAGCGGTCGAGCTTGAATGATCCGGTGATGCCCAACAATGAGCCCTTGCGCACGTAGTCTGCAGCGACCTGGGCTTGGTTGCCCCATATCTCCAAGGGGAACCAGTCGGGCTTATCGTCCCGGCTGCGGCGGTTTACGGCCAGGGTGAATTTGGCGTTGACCTTGCCCGACTCGAAGTAACGGACTTCGGGGTCGCTGCCGGCCCTGCCTGCCAGGGCAACGGAATTGACGCCGGGGCGATCGAGGGGCATGGCGACCCGGTGGAAGTCCTCTAGCTGAAACTCCGGCGGCTTGCCTTGCTCGATCCTGAGCCGGCCAGCGACGATCGCCCAGGAGTCCTGCGTGATGTTTGCCATCACGTCGGGGGCCAGCGCATCCCAGGCCGTCACCTGCAGCGGCATGGGGGGGTCTGTTTGTTTGTAAGGGGTGATCTCAACGTTGAAGGATGCCAGCTGCTTGTCACCGCTGGGGGCTATCAGGGCCGGCGGCGACGTGATGTAGGCCAGCAAAGTAAGCCGATTCATGGGGGGGGGGGGATTCGATGGGATGGGATAGGGCAGTGATCAATCCAGGCCAGGGATCGGGGCGTCAGCAGCAGGCGCAGCAGCAGGGCCCGACCGGCGGACCGGGGCAGGGGCGGACCGGCGGCCAGCTGCAGGGGCTGCAGTGGTGGGCGCGGGTGCCGGCCGGGGGTCGGCGGCCACGGTGGTTCGCCCCACCGGCAGCCGCTCAACCGTGCCAGGTTCGGTAACCGCGGCAGGCTGCTCTGGAGTGCTGGTGGCTTCCAAGGTCAAGGAGCTGGGCCCTAAATCCGGAGAGCTTGGAGTGGCTTCGGAATTTGGGGCCTGGGGATCCGCTTCAGGCTTTGCATTGCAGCGCTTAACGGTCTGAGGGCTAACGCCCCGCCTGACGATCTTGGCCAGCGCCTCAAGCGGTGCATCGCTCAAGGCGCTGGTGTTGCCCTGAGTTAATTCGAGCACGAACGCAGCGATTCCGGCATCGGTCAGACCGGATCGGCGGCAGGCGGCGGCGGCGGCTTGGATCAGGTCGGCGGCGGGCTTGGCCGTTGCCAGCGGTGCCGGCAACGGCTGCACCTTGTAGGGACTGCGCTTCTGCCTGGTCACGGTCAGCGCGATCGACAGCGGGCCGTCTAGGTGCGACAGGTGCGAAACCCTGATTCCGCCTACTGCAATGCCGCCGTAGATCACGCTGGGATCACGAAACAATGTCACTCGCCGGCCCACGTACTGCAAGGCATCGGCACCCCAGGCGGCGACCAGCACCCGGCGCATCGACTTGCATGGATACCAGGGCTTGCCGCCGTCGCCCTCAAACGAAACGGCTACAGGTTGCTCAGCGCTGCCGGCCGAGACCTTCGTGATCGTGATGGTCTTCGCGCCGGCGATCAGGTCGTCTGTGTTGAGCTGTGAGGATTTCGCTTCCAAAGTGGCTGTGATGTCCATCAAATAAAGATTTCCTGCTCAGGTTGGATAGGTTCGGTGGCCGGGAAAATGGCGGACTTTGTGGTGTAAAGCTCCATCAGCCGCTGCAGCTCGGCCTCGGCGGCCTGGGCTGCGGCGATCAGCTGGGCGATCACCACTTCGTCACGCTTGCAGCGGTGGATAAACAGCGGCAGGCCGGGGGCGTAACTGATGTAGTCGCACCAGCGGCGGCCAGTGACAGCCAGGCCGGTCTGCACCTGCGGCACGTACTCAGTTGGCACCTCGTCACTGA